CTTCACTAGGTATTTCAAAATCTAGACCGAGTTGTTCTTCAGTTTTACGTAACATAGTAATTAAAACTTGCGTTATAATACTAGTCAAACTAGATTTTCCTGTGTGTGACTCACCAATTAAATTTGTCCAAAATGGAACAAATCTTGTGGTTTGTCCTTTCGCTGACTTACTAACTGCTTTTCTGACTTTTTGTAATTCTACCATTGTTTCCTTGATGTATTGAACCATTGGTTGCGGTATCGTTGTAATTTGATTTGCTATTTGAAATTGTAATTCATGAAGCACATCATATGTAAATTCTAATCTTTTTCTTTGAGCTGAATTAGATTGGACAACTATTAAATTGTCTGGGTTAACCAAGAATTTTGCATAATCAAATACTTCTATCTTTTTACAATTTTCTGATTCTACTACTGTTGAACTACGTAACAACGTAACTAAATGTGATTCACATTCAATTCCTAGAAAATCAAAAATTGTTTCATACAAAAATGAATTAAATTTCAATAACATTTCTTTAGTGGCGGCTAGACCACTTTTGATTTTGGACATATTAGCTAATGAATTTGCTACTTGTGTAAAGTTAAAATCGAAAATTGATGATAAATCTCTTCCCGTTATTAACGTAGCAAATACAATAACAATACTACCAAAAGCTGAGGCTATTGCGACGGCTGAACCTTGAATGGATGATAGTGCGTTCAAGTTTGTTACCAAACTGGTGGCGACCACACTATTACCTGATGTCGATTGTGTCGGTGATCCATTCAAATAAGAGTATATTTTGTTAAATAATTGTAGGGTTTTATCCGCTACATCTCTTATATCAAACCATTCGTTCAAAACCTTAAGAAATGTAAAAATCAAATTTGTTACAGAAAAATTTGTTACCAATTGAGTTAATTCGAGAGACCAACGTATGAGCATTTTGTCTATATCCACTTGAGTATTATTAAATGTAATAAAATTATAAGCAGAATATAAACCAGCTCCTACACCTTTGGTAAGGCTAGTTGGTACAACGGTGCGTTCTCCGAGAGGGCGTGTGTGAGTACAAGTGAAAGGTGACAGTGAATTTCCATTCAATAAACTTTCGATCAAAGGTTGTCTACTAAAGTAATATGGATACATAGTAAACATCTCTTGACAATCGTCTATAATGAAATCATCTAAGTGATGAAATCCAGGCACTGTATAGTCAACTTCGTCATATCCATCATTACGATGGTACATGTCTACTAAATAACTATCAAATGCTTCGACTTTATCTCTTGCACACTCTAGAATTGGAACATAACATTGCTTGTTCAACAATTCACTTGTTTCAGGTAAATATGCATGATCATATTTACATTTACTCACTTTCCAAACAGTGATTGCATCAGGATACAATTCGTCAAATCTACGATCGGGATCGAAAGTAGTTTCTCTGAAATATGTACCATATATCAATCCTGGATTAGAAAATTTAAAAACCGATTTGAATAAACAAGAACCTTGTCCATCAGAAGATGAACAATTGTCATTTGAATCATATGAGGATGATGATGATGAGGTGAAAGAACTGCTACGCGAAATTAAAAAGTTATACATTTTGTCATTGGGTTTTTGAGAATTATTTTAACACTACTTCACAAAGTGTTATAATTTTTGTTTTACACGAAATTATAAAAACAGTGTCTGAAAGTATTTGAATTCCACTTTCAGTGTGGAATGAGAGGATTGTTTTAACACTATATCCCAAAAGTGTATAGAATTATTTTAACACCAATTCTATCG